CACTATAACAACAGAATCATCTCCGTTATTCACTAGCTTGAATTCAAAACCCAGTGCTTCCTTCCAATGAAGTAACACAGAGGTCATCAAAATCACATTACCGACTGAAGTGTTCATATCTCCAGACATCCTACCAGTTGCTTTGTACTCAAAATCGTACAAGTCTCCTTTTCCCTTGCAATAGTTTGCAAGTTGGCATCTCAGAAGGCTATGCAATTCTCTGTCCCCTGGCCACAATTTCTTGTAAACAGAGTGCTCAAACTGCAAAGCCGACTTCGACACATGTTGATCAAACCTACTCGCATCCAATCCTACCGCTACCGGTGAAGTGAAACTACTCCACTTCCTAACTATCTCAGCAGCCATCGCTTGTAAATTACAATGCTTGAAAACCGAAACTTCTCCCCACAAAGCATCTATACCGGAGTAAATAGCCAGTTCATTGTGTTTATTAATGTACTGACCGAGCAAAATGTTGTATTTGTAAGAGCGAGGAGAGATAATACGAGGGTCCTTTGCTCCAGATGCCACTAGTTCCCATTTAACGAAAACATTCACATGTACATCCTTAGGCATTAAGTTCCTCTGCCTTCTCAACTCCTCAAGTGCTTCAGAGTAAACCTGGTATTTTCCCGATGGTCTACTATCAACAAATTCCTGAGGAGTCATTTTCTTCACTCTCACGTTTGCACACAACCTAGTGCTGATGCTCTGCATGTTTCCAAACCACACAGGCAGTAATTCGAAACTTCTGAAATATTCCTTGTCAGAAATGTGTTCCATTGTTCGATACTGCAATCCTTCTCTCAATTTGACGTCGATTTCATGGTATTTCCCAATAATCTTGTCATAATCAAAACCCGGATTCTTGATCATGAGAACTCTATTCACTATTCCCACGAACAAATTGTGTGATGAGGAGTTGAAACAGCTCCACTGGCCAACCACTCCGGCTGGCCCCACATAACGGTTTGGATGTCTTAATTGTCTACCCTTGTAGTGCAGCGTAAACCCCCCATAGTCAAACTGAGGACCATAGAAGGTCGGCCAGTCAAGTCTAGGAGTTGCCA